CCTTTGCCTCAGCAGAGTCTGTTGAACATACCATGTGTATATACGGTTATGTGGGACGCGAATACGCAGAAATTCAAGGCATATTTCAAGTCTTATTCTAATCAGACCCAAGTGCCTAATGCTTACCAGCAGACTGCCGCCCAGAACATGCCACAGACTGCCCCTCAGACGCCCCAGATGCCCCCACAATCGACGAATGCCAACAATGCCATAGATTTACTCACATCTAAAAAAATATAAGCAGAAATAGCACTTTCCTCATCAAATTGTTTCACAAGTAATTTTTCTGATCTAGCATATGCAATCCAATCAATTAATCTTAAATCATCGCCCATCTTGCGCCAAAAACTTCAAACATTTTTTTTCTAGCATTGGTAAAGGTGTCGTAAATTTCAACATATCGGTTTTCGTATGGCGAATGGTTTACTCCAAATGTAAATATCCATGTTTCTTTTTCTTCCATATAGCTCTCCAATCTTTAACGTAAAAAAAAGAGAGAGGTATTGGTCTACCGCTCTCTTTAAATACCGAGATTGCTCGGCCCTCATAGTTTTAACATCATCGTAATTGAAGATCGATTTTTTCTTCAATTGTTCATTTTAGGGCAATATAAAAAGTGCGGTGACTAAGAGGGTTGGCATTTGTTTACTTTTGTTGACGATTCTTCAAAAAAATTCTTATCCTTATCTACCGACGCATTTTTCTCTATAGAATCACTGCAAAGTGTAACGGCAATTACTGCAAAGTGTAACGGCAATTACTGCAAAGTGTATTAGGAAACGAAAACCCTAAATTTGGGAAACGAAAACCCTAAATTTAAAAAAAATATTTAAACTAAATGTTTTGTAAAGTATATATTTGAATAACCATAGGGTGATTAGCGCAACATTCTCTTAGGGTATACATTATGAGGGGCACTGATAAAGAAATTGTCAGTGAATGGGAAGAATCCTACCGGCAAGCGACTTCGCTGTGGTGGGAGTATCTCGAACAAGCAAACAAAGATTTGCTATTCTATACAGGCAATCAATATTCCGAAGAAGAAAAGAACTATCTTCAACGGCAAGGAAGAACTGCGCTTGTTTATAATAAAGTTTTGAGAGTCGTAAATAATATCTGCGGATTTCAGAGGCGCAATCGCATGGGCATTGCCTGCGAGCCGCAAGAGGGGTCGGATACTGAAACCGCAGATATTTTTTCCGATCTTCTAACATGGAACATGCAGTCGCAAAACGGCTACCACACCATATCAAACGCTTTCAAGGGAGCCGTTATCACAGGCTTAAACCTGCTTGAAACGTGGATTGACTATCGCAAAGATCACGAATATGGCGATATTTGCATCTCAAGAGAGCCTTACAATTCGTTTTTAATTGATCCATATTGGAATGGCGCAGCCGATCTAAGAGATTGCCGTTTCATTATGCGAAGACGATTTTTGTCTAAAGACCAGATCGGGGCTTTGCTTCCCGATGAGCGCAAGGCAATCAGTAAGATTGAATGCGGAAGCAATGACGGCAAGTATGAGTACATGACCTTTTCCAATAAGGGCGTAGGCGATTTGCTTGCTTACGATGAGTTTTACAAGCAAGTCACACGTCCGGCAAAGCTTTTAATCAATCAGATGACCGGAGCAACAAAAATCTTTCGAGGCACTCAAAAAGCCTTGGAAAGCTTTTTAATGTCAAATGCTCAAGTGATGCTTCCGACAGGGCAGCCGATTGTTTTGCGTTTTAGTGAATTTGTTATTGTGAAAGACATTTCTTTAAGCGAAGTGGATCTCAATATTATCGTCGAAGGCAATCTTCTTTATTCCGGCAAACAGCCATCAGGCTGTGAAGAATATCCCTTTGTTCCGGTAGTAGGTTACTACCAACCAGAGTTGGACGATTACTCTTACAAGCTGCAAGGCGTAGTGCGCTGCATGAGAGATCCGCAGACGGATTTAAACCGTCAGCGTTCTAAAATCCTAGATATTATCAATTCAAAAGCGTCAACAGGCTGGGTTTACAAGCAAGGATCAGTAGTCAATCACAAAGACCTATTTAAGACAGGCCAAGGCGTGCAAATTGTGATGAGCAAAGACTCACAGATGCAGGACTTGCAGCCGATTGTTCCTAGCGATGTTCCGCAAGGTACATTTGCCTATACACAGATGATAGACCAAGACGTAAACGCCATTACAGGCGTTACAGATGAAAACCTTGGCCTTGTAGATGCAGGCGGTCAAATCTCCGGAACTGCAATCAAGATGCGTCAGGCTAGCGGAACAACTTCTCTTAGCGAGTTTTTTGACAATCTGGACTTATCTCAAAAGATTCTCGGTCAAAAAATAATTTACCTGATGCAAAAGAACTGGGACGCAAAAAAAGTCGAGAGGATTATTGGCCGACCTCCAACACAAGAGTTTTTTGAAGAAAACTTTGGCAAATATGATTGTGTGGTGAAAGAAACCAATCTAACCGACTCTCAAAGAAACTTAGGCTACGTCCAAGGCTTGCAAGCTAAAGCAGCAGGCATACCGATTCCAAATAAATTCTTAATTGAAGAGATGCCGATTGCCGACAAGTCAAAGCTGATGAAGTACTACGAGGAAGAGCAAGCGCAAGAGCAGGAGCAGCAGGCAAAAATTGCCGAGGCCGAAGAAATGCAAAAAGCCTTGCAAAACTCCAAGATTGTCTCGGATTTATCGCTTGCGGCAGAGAGACGCTCTCGCATGGTAGCAGACGAAGCACTTGCGAGGGAAAGGCTATCTCAATCGCAGCTTGACAGGGCAAAAGCCACACTTGAGCAAATCAAAGCCGGTAAAGAACTGCAAGAGCAGGATCTTAACTTCCTAACAAAAACCATGGATCTTGTTTTCCGCTTGCAAGAGCAATCGAGACAGCAAAACAAACAAGACGTTCAAGAATCCTCGCAACGGTCAATCCAGCAAGTAGCTCTTACCGGAACTTATGACGCATTAAAAAACGAAGCGAAACAGCTACCTATTGTGCAGGAACAGGAGATTGCAAGTGACGTTTGAAGCAGGAAATCTCATTGAAGAAATGAGCGATCACATTTTTGCTACAGAGCTACACGAAAAGATACAGGAAGTTCGAAAAGAGCAAGGATGGGATGAATTTTGGCTTATTTTCCAGCAAAAGCCGGATATGTATTTGGCAAATGTTATCCGCAACGGATGGACAGCTACGAATGTAAAGCCACAGCCAATTTCAAATACCATTCACTTTTATGTGAATTGGAAGCAGGGAAGAATCGAGTCTATGGTTTTTCCTCCCGATACAGTGAATACGGATATGTACAACTATTTGCCTTTAGACGGTAAAGGCGAACTGAATTACACACGAAAAATCTAATCTCAAACGCATTAAGGGGTACTAATGCAAGAAGAAGAGTTACAGCCAGAAATGGCAGCAGAAACGGTCGAAACCAGCCATGTCGACGATGGCCAAATGTCGGGCGAAAATTCTCAGGTCGCCGCTGAGATGGAATCTAATGCTGAATCAGCACAAGATCACAATTGGAGACAAGCAAACGAAACCCTTTCAAAAATGAAAGAGGAAAACTCTTTGCTAAGAGATCAGCTCTACGCTCTGCAAAATCAGGTAAGCAGCTTTTCAAAGCCGCAAAACAATGAGCAGAATTTTTTCGGGGATAAGGATTTATCCGATTATGCGGAATTATCCGATGTCCAACGCTACGTCAACGATGTAGTGGGGAAAAAAGAAAAAGAGATGCAGTCAACCATTGATATGATTCAAGTGCAGGCAAAAGATCCGAACTTTAAGAAGAAAATCGAAACATATCAAAAATATTTAACCAACTCCCAAAAGCAAGCGATCATGAGTTCTCAAACGCCATGGACGGATGCTTACGAGGCTGTCGTTAACAGCGCAGCTTACTACAAAGACCAGTTGGCAGAATCAAGTAATCCATCAGCGCAAAGGATTGCAAACAACATGTCAAAGCCTGGTTCTTTAGCAGGCATGGGAAGCTCTGCTTCTTTAAACCGTGCGAGTCAATGGGAAAACATGAGCGATGCGGAAATTATTGCCATGGGCGATAGCTACGCAATGGGTGGTTAAACTAAACAGGAGGGGTATTAGTTATGCCAAACGTAACTACTACAAGTAATGTTTCGCCACAGCCGGACATTTATTTTAATCGTCAATTATTGGCTAGGGCGAAACCTTTTTTAATTCACGAAATTCCTGCTCAAAAAGCAAGACAGCCCGATCAGGAATCCGACCAAATGCGCTGGAGACGTATTCAAAATCTGCCGACAGCAACCGTTCCTCTATCCGAGGGCGTGCCACCTGCCGGTTCGAAATTGAATGTGGTCGACCAGACTGTGCAACTGCAACAGTACGGTGACTTTTTAACCGTATCTGACAAAGTGCAGTACATCGTTAAGTCTCCAACACTCAATGACAATATGCCGGTACTTTCGCAGCAAATGGGCGAAACTATGGACGAAATTACACGTACGGTGCTTGAGTCCACAAGTTCCATTTATAACTGCCAGTACGGCACCAACGGGGGGTCACCTACTGAAATCACTGCTAAAGACTGCTCGGAAGTTGTCAAGCAGCTCAAAGGCGCAGACGCAATTATGTTTGAGCCAATGATTCCCGGTGAAAGCAGAGACGGCACTCAGCCTGTAAGATCTTCCTATTGGCTGCTTGGACATACCGATATCGAGGTAGACCTTGAAGAAATCCCTGCTTTCTTGCCGGCTTCAAAGTACAGCGACAACAGAAAAGTAAAAACCGGAGAAGTTGGACAGATTCGCAACTTGCGTATTCTTCTAAGCTCTCTTGGTTCAATTACTACAGGCAGCCCTGATGTATACAACCTTTTTGCTTGCGGTAGAGATGCTTACGGTACTGTAGAACACTCTAAAGGTACAATTAGCCATATCTTTAACGATGCAAAATCCGGTGGTACTTCTAACCCATTATGGCAGTACAGCACTCAAGGCTGGAAGGCGTTTTACGCTGCAAAGATCTTGAATGACAGCTGGTTAATTAAAATGCGTGCAACACTTGATTCATAGGAGGTAGAAAATGGGACAAGCAGTTTCTAAAGCTTTCACCTTCACATCGGGTGGAGCTGCATATAATTTGATCGTAGGCTTTAAGCCTAACTTAGTAAAAATTGTCAACGTAACTAAATTTGCAACTGACAACACTAATGTTGAGTTTTTGTGGGATGACAGCATGGCTGCCGGCTATGCCTACGCTCGCAAAACCGGTGACGGTGAAGTCAACAGCGAAATTATCACATCAAATGGCGTGACTGCTTATGCAGCAGCCTCCATGACTGATAATTCCGAGGCGATGAGTGGGGCGACACAAGCAAATCCATGCGTAATCACAGTCGGTTCTACTGCCAATTGGACAGCAGGCGACTATGTGCGTATCCGTGATGTTGTTGGAATGACAGAGCTTAATCAAAATCTTTATAAGATTCTAACGGTTCCCTCTTCCACAACCGCAAGCCTCGATGTCGATTCATCCGGCTTTACAGCTTATACATCCGGTGGAAATGCTTATAATCAAAGCCAGCTAGTAACAGCAAGCGGAGGCTATGGCGTAACGCTTGGAACATCCGTTGTTGGTGCTGATGGCGATGTTATGAAAGTATACTGCTATCAATTTGACCAAGATATTGTCAATCTTGGCGACATTGGTTAAGGTTCAAGGGGAAGGGATTACCCCTTCCCCTTTTATTAAATAAAAGAGGAAATATGCCTGAAATTGACGTAGAAGCATTAGAACAGTACAGACTTGAAAACGAGCGCAAAGTATTGGAAAAGAAATTGAAAGAGTCTAAGCAAATGGTTAAGAAAGCAAGTGTTGTAAAACCGGCTAAAGACGAGAAAATGGTTCCTTGGGTGGAAGGCATTTTCATCTATCGTGAACATGAAGGCGGCATTTTAGCGTTTAGCTATGACAACGATCGCTTTGCAATTAAAGACGGTGAATATTGCGAAATTCCTCAATACATTGCCGATCATTTAAACAATTTGAAATACACCGAATTTGAATGGGTGCGTGAAGGCCCAGAAGACCGTGTAAACAAAAAGGGTGTAAAAAGAGTTAAAGAAACAAAAACTCGCTGCGAGTTCAGGGTAACAAAAACTTTTGAAAGACCAGCAAGCTATAAAATCGCAAGACCTGAAAGGCATAGATTGTAATGGCTAGTAATTTCTGGACATTTGGAGACATTAAGACAAAAGTCAGAAATATTACCGGTTTAAAAAGCGTCAATCAATTGTCTGAAACAGACCTTGAAGAGGCCATCAACCGATACTATTTTTACAAGTTTGTCTTGGAGACTCATCCTCCGGAGCTAGAGGATTATTGGGAATTTTCAACAACTGCAGGAGATGATTCGGAAAGCTTTGATGATGATTCTTATGTATGGATTTCAGGTGATGGCTGGATAGATGGCTACCCTTTTGATATCTATTACGAACCTTCAGAGTGGTTTTCAAGATGGCCGGAAACCAGCACTTATTCACAATCAAGGCCGACAGAAGCTCTTTTCTATGCAAGAGAGCTTAAATTCAATCCCCCTCCCGATGATGTCTATTCAGTAAAGATACCGGTATTTGCAAGGCCGACCAGCTTTGCTAATGATAGCGACATACCGGTAAGGGAAGAGTGGGGTCCGTTGATTTCATATGGTACAGCTTTTGAAATTGTGATGGAAAACGGAAACACTGAAAGAGCCGGTGAAATCATACAAAAGAAGAAGTTGGAACTTGATAATATCCGCTTTAAGCAAGAACAAGTCCTAAACACTCAAAGAGCAATGCCGAGGTGGTAAAATGGCAACATGGAGAGTATCAGAGCCGGCAGGCAGCACAACCCTTGCAAAAGGTGCTGAATACATACGAGAGAACTGGACGCAAATACAAACATGTATAACTCCCGCAAAACTTGCAGCAGGAACGGTTTTACACACCATACCGGCAGGAGCGAAAATCTGGTTTTACGCCAATGTAGCCCCTTCCGGCTTTACAATAGACTCAACGCCAAGCGATGAGCTTTTAGCCGTTAAAGGCGGTTCTACATATACAACAGGTGGGGCAACAGCCGGAACATGGACGCAGACAGGCCATGCTTTGACCGTTTCCGAACTACCTCCGCATTCTCACGCAACTAATGCCAACGATTATTTAAACGGTGGAACTGGCGTTGTTTTATGGGGATTTATTAGTAAAAATCCGCAAACCGGAACGGCATTGACAAGCGGAGGCAGCGCAGCAGCCCACTCGCATGGCTCAACTTGGAGGCCAAAAGCGAGAGTGGGCATTATTTGTTATCCTTAAGAATGTAAAGCAGGTTTTACATGGCAGTAAAAAGCACTTGTAAAAAAGAAAAATGTCCGTTTTTTCAGCAATACGGCAAAGAATGTCCCTTTCTTGTCGAGACATGGTGGGAATCCTCAACAGGTGATCGGGATTTAATTGAAGATTGCGCTCCGGTTAGAAGCCTACTTATGCAGCAGGAATATTACAACAGGTCAATTGCTTTACAGCAAAGCCACGAGCAAGCAAGAAACGAGCAGGCAAAAACCAATGAACGTCTCGATCAGACAATTAAAGAGACGCAGGCTTTTATGTTAGAAGCCAGCAGCCGGCTGCTTGAAATCAAAGACGCTCAAAAATCACAAACTTTATTGGAAGAAATGTAATGTCCTTTCAACCGTTTTTAATAGCAGATTTTAGAGAGGGATTAGAAAATTCTAATGAAGCATGGTTAGGCTCAGAGCAAGCAGTTATAGAGTTAAAGAACTGCTATCTTAGAAGGGGTAAATTTACTAAAAGAGCAGGGCAGAGTGTTTTTGGGCAGACAGGCGATATCACAAGCGGAGAGACCAGTTTTTCTCCGGAAGTTATAGACCCTTTAAATCCGGCAATAGCTCCAAATTCTTATGAAAAGACTCTTGCAAATTCTGTAATTGTCAGAAGATCTTTAAAA